ATGACTATGTTTGACAGATTAAAAAAATTATGTGAAGAACAAAAAATCTCTGTAGTTGAATTAGAAGAAAAGCTTGATTTTGGTAGAAATTCTCTATATGGATGGAAAAAGAAAATTCCTAACGGGGCTAATTTAGAAAAAGTAGCAGATTATTTCAATGTGTCTGTTGACTACCTACTAGGTCGCACAGACGTAAAAAGAAATTTCTATAGCATTGTAAGTGAAAATAACACTGACACAGATATACTTACAATTCAAAGAGCAGTAAATAAAATGACACCCGAAGAAAGAAAGAAAACCATTGCAATCTTGGGAACTGTCTTCGATGGCTTATTTGATAGCGAAGATTAGAACTATTCAATTAGCTAATAAAAACATAAAAAAGACTACCCCCGAAGAGGTAGTCTCAATTAAATTATTTCTTCGGTTTTGGTTTTGGTTTGAATTTCTTCTTAGGCTCTTCTTTGATTTCTTCACTTGGGTTAGGATTGATTACTTTTGTAAGCTTATGCTTCTTATTATCACTAACAAGTAAATAAGTATCACCGTCAATTGGTTTATCTGGATGACCTGCATGCTTCATAGCTAGTGGATTCAAATAGAGATAGAATGAGTCTACCTCCTTACCATCACGATACACCTTGCTCTCAAATGCATAAATTGTACTTAAAATGTCGTGATCCTTCTGATATTTTTCAGAGTACTCCTTGTCGTATGTTGTTTCATAAACAACGTATCTATAAATATCGCCATACTCACTGATATGTTCATTATACTTTTCAAATACACCATTTCTATCTGGTATTAGTACATCCGCCTTTGCAGAAGAGATTGTAAATAGTGATAAACCTAATACGAAAATCCCCGTTAATATTTTCTTCATAATTAACCAACATCCTTTTCTGTATAATGATACCATCTTACCATTACTATACTAATGCATAAAGATGTTATTTCAATTTTCATGTCAATTAAGGTTAATCAAGTTATTTCGATTCCTTTTGTCGTAAATCATTGTCTATAACTTTTTTCATCTTCTGGATACTTCCTAGTTTCATCATAGGAACTCCCTTTAGCAAAAAAGAAAATAACTACAGCCATGATAATTGACTGAATGAAATCTACTTGCAATACGCCACTTAGAGATAAGACTACAAATAGCATAGACACACTTAAGGCGATAATATTGCGTATTTCTAATAGCTTTGCTAACTGTTCTACTATCCTTCTTTTCACTACAGCACCTCCTTTTATCCATTTATTTAACTTTTTCTTCAATTGTTTTTAGTCGTATATCATGCTTCTCAATCTCAACAGTGTGTTCAAATACTTTTTCTCGTATTTCTTTTTGGTCAAGCTTAACCTCTTCCAGATGCTCGTTTAGTCTATCGACGCTGTTGTTTAGATTTAACATAGTGCTATCGACACCGTTCATAATCTTCCATATAGCAACCAGACCGCCCACAACAACTGAAATGATTGTTAAGACTGCTATAATAAATTCTAATACTCCCATTTTTTCACCATTAAAAAAACCGATACACATATAAGCACATCGGGTCAGTCCTTTATTTATTTGTTTGTTCTTCTTTTATTGGAAAAATACCAATAACAATGTGCTTGTTTACAACTAAATCACCGAAGCTCATTTGATTGTTTAATTGTAATAAGTATTTCATTTTTATTTTCTCCATCCTTTAGGTCAATTCTACTCGCCCCACTGTTGAGCCGTTTACTTTTACATATAAATTGCCCTTTGAATAAGATAATCCAATACCAGACGACTCTGCTCTTACTACACCGACAATATTTGTAGTAGAAGGAACATTTAATGTGCCGTATATAGTGTTATAACCATTTATTTCATTATAGTTGCCATCTAATCTGACATTAGGTGAAGATAGATTCATGTAACTACCATTGTAGCTAATAGTAGCACCACTCCCGAACCATACCGACTTTTCACCACCACTTTGCCCTAGATATAAATTATTGCCTACTGTTGCGTCTGTAGCAATACTAATACTGGAACGACCTGTAATAGTACCGTTAGCAATAACTGCACCATTTAAATCAATCTTATCCGCATTAATAGATACATTCCCTGGGGCTACGTTAATATTACTGATTAAATTATCTCCTCTTGTTTCAAGAGTGATTCTGTTATTAGTTTGAACAATACTTGATTCTGCTTGCCCCATTCTACTATCTAGACCAGATACATTAGATTCAACTCTGTCTGCTCGTATTGTGAGGTTTGCGATATTCTTTTTATTATCAGAAACATTAGCTTCGATTCCTTCTGCTTTAACGGTTAACTTACTGATACTATCCTTGTTGTCTTTTACTTCTGCTCTGATTTCCTTATCCGTCAGCTCAAGTTCGGCAATAGATTCACCAATAGTTTCTACAGCCATGCTAATTCGGTCATTAGTTTGTTCAAATTTAGAGCGTGTAATCTTCTTATTCTCGTCTATTTCTACTTTTTGTGAGATTAAGATATCAGTAGTTGTTTTAGGTAAGCTGTTACCTAGTGTTACTTTAACCGTTCTCAACTGACCATTTACGAACCCCTTAGACTGAGAAAGTATACGTGTTTGTAGTTCAATGTCTAGAGGCTCATAGATAAGCCACACACGTTCACCTAACTCTTTATCTAACAATTCTATTGAGTCCATTTCGAATGTCATTTCTGGTTCATCTGTTAGTACTGATTTCAAGTGGTCTAGTAATTCATTTGGACTAGTGTATCTGTCGTCATGTACTGGGTCAGCTTCACGTTTACCAAACTTATCGGCATTAGGTGATAGATAAGAAACAAATACTTGACCTCCGTTTTGTTCATCAATATGTCCGTAACCTTCTATATAAGTCTTAAGCTTAGTTGTATCAACATTCTTAGATAATGCTTGTACATTATGTCCGTATCTATATTGAGCATCATAGTCTCCACCTATCTTCTTAGAGAAATGGATTAGATTGTTCTTTCTAATTTCAAACTCACATTCGAATACCTGACATAAAGCATTCGTTAAGGCTACTATATTATTCTCTCCAAAGTTTTCAATAAAGCGTGATTCATTGAAGTCAGTTGAAGTTCTCCAACCTGTATCTTTAAATAGGTAATTTAGGAACTCATTGAATGTGCGAGTACCGCCATATATATCATTACGTCTAGTATCTATCAAATCAAAGTAAGTTGATAGAGCTGTCACTTGTTTACCTGTCCTAGTTTCTTTCATCTGCTTAACTCTATAGTCATAGTCATCTACTGTAACTATAGACTCTTCTGTTAATATAGAATGACCAACATTCTTTTCATCATTAACAGAATTAAAGGAGATACTAAAATCTCCCTTAATCTCTTGCTTCATTTCGAAACTAGATAGATATACCAAAGGTTCTGATTCATTGCCGTTTGTTACGTATATCATCTAATTCTCCTTCCTTATTTATTATCTAACTAAACCACCATTTAATATATTTTCATTCTGCGAGCCTGTGATAGATACACTATTTTTCACTATAGTTGCACCCCATGAAGCTTTAAATACAGTATTATTGCCTGAACCATCACAATACCCAACATAAACAGTAGACATGTCAGAAGCTTCTATAGCATTTACTTTATTTGCTATAGTGCAACTTGAAATGTTTACAAAAGAAGCTTCTGCTACTACACCTGAATAGATTGAACTATCTGGCATAATACTTGCAGAACATTGAACATGAGAACATCTTTTTGCACTTATAGGTAGATTGTTACCACCATAAAAATTAATTCCATATAATGTTATTTTAACAACACACCCACGCATATGCACACCCATGAGTTTATAACCTACAGATTCAGCCTTAGTACTTGCACCTCTAATTTCTATTTCACTACTTCCTACAAACCCATCTATACGAACATATTCATTATAAGTACCTTTGTCTAATATAATCATATAATTACCATCTAAAAATTTTGGTATTTTATCTAATGCTGCTTGTATAGTCTTGAACTTCTTAGCTGTATTACCAACTTCACCTGTAAAGTCATCGCCTGTTGTGGGATTAATGTAATAAGTACCTCCACCGATTGAGCGTGTGATAGCATCCTTAGCTTTTTCTAAAGCACCTATTTGAAATGGATGGGAGGCAGGGTTAGCAGGTGCATTATCAGTACTTACTAACAATAATTCCATTTGTTCTAAAATGTCTCCTGCATTATGTGGATAGTTAGTTAAATATTCAACCTCAATATATAGGGGTGTTTTCTCAGACCTTTTTACTAGTGTGAAATAAGGCTTAAAATCTGTATTGGGAGAACTTAAACCGTTAATCACATAAAACATATTTGCAAAGTCTTTAGTTATATCTATTAAGTTGGATGTTGCATTAACTCCAGTTTGTCCAACATTACGTCTAGCAACATCATATTGTATTTCAGCCGTACCACCATTGTTTGTTACATAGATTTTAGATGAGTATCTAACTGTTATTCTACCAACCATCATAGTGTCTGGAAATTGAAATCGTAATAATTCTCTATTTGTATTATTAGCCCAATCATTAAACACTGGAAAACGTCTAATTGCATGGTTTGCATTGATACGCTCTACACCATACTCTGGATTTTTATCATTTAATACTTTACCCATTTCAGCAGAAAGCGCCTTATCTGCTCCACCTGTTATTAAATCATTTACTATATCAACATTTGATTCTGTAAGCTTCTGTTTTAAAGAATCTGACAAGTTTTCATATGAAACATTACCTGTCATTACTTACCATTCCCTTCTAATTGTTTCTTTAATTCTTCAATTTCTTTTAACTTTTGTTCTAATAGTTCTTGTGGTGTTAATTCACGTTGAATTGGTTTGAATACTGGCTTACGTGTCTTACGGTCAATACTCTCTAAATATTGTTCATTGTATTTCATAGTTCCATATTCTAAATCTACATAATCAATACGACCTAAAATATCTTCATGTGGGAATGGAGAAGAAGTTTGCATTTCCCCTGTTTGCCATAGTATATTGCCTGAGAATGAATCGAAAAACACTCTATTTCCTCGTGTATACATAAAAAATCATTTCCTTTCTAATTATAATGAATAAGCTTCAAAATATTGACTGCCACTATAGAGAACAGGTAGATTAACCCTGAATCTAGTAGTAGTATTCTCCAAGATATCAGCTTGGTAGTTATATGTTGAAGCACTCTCCATACCGCCTCTATATTGACCGCATTTTACTAAGTGCATACCAAATGCTCCATCACTGCCATATGAATAATATGAATCCCATGCATATCCATTACTATCCCATCTATTAACTCTAATGATTGAAGGTTTGAACGGTAAGTCTATTGACACATAATACTGAGATGAAGTGCTACCACCATTAGCATGTGTGAATGCTTTAGGTGAAGTGGATGAGTTTACCGAACCACTTGCGTATTTCTTACCAGTACTTATTGCATTAATATTGTTTGCCATAACATCAAACGTAGCATCCGAAGCTGTTGGTACACCTTTTGTCGTGATAGCGGATGCTACTTTCTTTTTCCCATCAACGACAGATTGCTTTAAATCTTGTAAACTAGTCCAAACGTTGTCATGACCTTTGAATTGAATATTCTTATCACTGTAAAATGCCATTGCAAGATTTCCATTTACTAGCATATCTACACCAGATGAATTGTTAGTATCGTTCGCTTTATTTTTTATGATGAAATCATTTACAGAACCATCAGAACGACTTCCTTTTAAACTTATAGATGCATTGTTCTTATCAACAACTAAATCACCAGTCATAGTACCACCAGTACTATTTAAGAATGAGGATGTTTGAGCTACCCAAGGATAACCGCCACCTGTTGGACTTCCTGTATCTTGTGCTTCACAAGTAGAAGCATTTACAGAATCAAACAATAGTTTGTTCTCCCCAATATATCCATCTACTTCTAGCTTAATCATAAATGGCATAGAACCTAATGGTGCTTTCATAATTGGTAATACTAAATCATTGCTTAAGAATATAGGTTTCTTGATATCATAAGTCTTAGCAAATGAATCTGTGATAGTTTCAATGATATAATCTGCTTGTTTAACTCCACCTCTATCTGAATAGTTAGCTACACGATAAGCTACAGTAGCACCACCATGAGATTCAGAATGACCCCAGAATGATGTATAAGTTGCCTTAACAATACCTGAGAATTGAGCATCAAATGGAATAGTGATATTTAGAGTTTCAACGTTGTCTGTACCGTTCCAACCTCCACCAATGCCATCGATGCATAGAGTTTTAGATACTGAACGATTACCTAAGTTAGTTACATATGCATTGTTGTATTTGCCTAACTGCCAAGCGTCTTTAGTTTTACTTGCTTCCTCGATAGCTGTTTTAACTTCGTCAGATAGTTTATTCATACCAACTGAACCATCAACTAAAGCTGTACCACTAATTAAACCGTTAAGGTCTGGTACATTCTTGAAAATAACAATATCAATGTTATTATCTGCAATTTCTGATTCTGGTGAATCAAAGCTTAGTTTATATCCTGTACCTGCTGAACCAATGATTGAATATTTTTCTGGACGTAAATACACAGTGTTGAAGTATACTAGTACGCTATCTGTAGTAAGGTCTAGAGAATCATTAGGAATAGTCCAATTCTTCTGATTCTTTACAGTAGTCTTAAGCTTAAGTGGTAAAGTTACAAACTTACCGCCTGAACCAGAACCTCCACCTTTAACCCATTCGCTATCAGAAATTACATTAGCACCATCTGTACGAATGACTCGTGTGAAAGTTACACCTAAGATTACATCTACTAATTGATAGTGTTTAGTTACAACTGCACCATCAATATCTACAATAACTTGACCTAAGTAGTCTGTAGAATCTGGTAAGAAACTACCGTCAATTGTTTGAACTTGTTTGAATCCTGAGATAGTAGAATCTTTAAACTCTACTTCTGTTACAGATACTAAGTCATTAGATGTATAGCCTTGAGATGTAAACTTGTTCTCTGCTTGAGCAATAAGACCGTCTGTATCATCTTTCGTATAAGCGTTTAATAGTCCTGTATCAATTTCTACGTTTCCGTTTTCATCTGGTTGTACACCATTTACAGAACCTACAGCACCTTTACCATCTACACCACGTTGAGCTAATAGAATCCAGTTTTCATCTGTTGTTGTTGGTGGTTTGTTTGTATTATTATTTACTTTGGATTGGAACGTATTACCGTTACGAGTTACTACGTTATTACGAGAATAAGTTACAGTAGATTTCCATTCTGTAGCAGTATCCCAGCCTTTAATTTTCTCATAAGCGTCTTTAGCATTAGCTGTAGCTACTTGTGAGTTTGCAATTTCAGAATTAAGCTGAGTTTGAAGGTTTGTTAAATCTAAGAATAAAGTATTACCAGTTGTAATAAGAGTTTGCATTTCTTTGATTGTAGCTAAAGAAGTTGAATTGATTTGTTTAGTCTCACTGATTAAAACAGCTACTTCTTGAATCTTAACTATTGCTTCTGCTGTTGCTTTATCAGCTTCTGCTTTAGCCTTAAGAGCATCCATAGTAGCGTCTTTAGCATTTTGTGTAGCAGTTTCAGATTTAGCAATTGCTTCGTTAGCTAGTGCCGTTACTTCTTCTGCATTTTCTGTAGCTTTGATAGCATTCTCTGTAGCAATACGAATAGCCTCTAAGATTTCATTTACCTCTTTACCGCCTGCTAATACGTTAATCTGGAATTGTAAGTCTGTAAGACCGCCTATGATTCTATCCCAGTTCTCGTTAATCTTGATTCGTTCTTCTCTAGTAATTGGATTACCAGTGTTATTTAATATAATTGTCATTTCGCTCTCCTTTCTATAGGTACAAGAATCTGAAATCAAACTCTATATTCGAAACTGTTCCACCATCTACTGTGAAGCTATTTTTACCTTGTGTAAGTGTGATTAGTTTCTTATTTGTGTCTCTGAACGCACTTGTGCCATTCTTAAGAGTTCTTATTCCGTCTAGTATTAATGTATCTGCGCTACTTAATACTTTTGTGTATTTGTATACATCACCAGTTGTATTATTTGTAATCGTCAGACCGTTTGGGAAATCTCCTTGTACAGTAACCTTAATTTCGCTTTGTCTAGGGTCAATGTGAGCTGTACCTTGATTCAACACTGTGAAGTTACTCTCTGTAAATGAGTATGAAATATCATCATCCCATGTTATATGACCATTCCAAGCCCACTGGTTTCTATCCCATTCTTTCACCATTTGTTTAGTTGTTGCTGTGGATTCACCGAAGATATTTACACAAGTAAATTCTAACTCGAATGCTTCCATATGCTGATTAGGCTCTAACATAAAACCTTGATTTAATTTAACTAGATATCGTTTATACGGTTCATTCTTAAAAGTAATATAGAATGATTCTTTACGTGTAAACAATGCATTGATTTCATCTCTTAGTAAATAGAAGTCATAGATATCTGTTGATTCATATAGCAATTGCACTGAGATCACTCTGTCAGTGAATTGACTCTCTGTAAAGATTCCACCGTCTCTCCCATCCACCATTTCAATCGAATGAGATAGTGAAATAGAAGGGATACGATGAAATAAACGTTGTAAATTGTAGTCTGCGATATCCAATTTCTTACCGTTTAATAATTGGATTATCATAAGTTAACCCCTTTCGTTGAAGCTAATATATTCGTTTGTTTGTATTGTCTCTGATTTATTGTGTCGAATGTAATTTCTCCGACCTTCTCACCATCCATGTAAACCGGTGCAGGCTGTACGTACATTACCTGTTGACCTCCACCCATCTGCTCTGCAATACCCTTGCCGATACCTGCTAATACTTTTGGTGTTAATGGTAGAATTGCTTCTGATACGTTCGGAACTTCACCACCAACCATTAAATTGTTGCCGTTCATACCGAATGCTGTAGGCTTAGTCATTAAACCGCCTTTTGCATACCAGTCAATACCAATCTTAGGCACAGAAGGAGGATTTAATGAGAATGAACCAGACATTTTAAAGTGAGGCATTGGAGGCATCTTAGGTTTAGGAAACTCAAATTTCAGACCTTTAAAGAATCCTGTGATTTTATCAAGAGATTTACTAAATACCCCTTCAATATCACCCCAAAGCTTCTTAGCTCCTGTCCACATATCGGATAAAGATTTCTTGAAATTCGTACCCATATCAGACCATACTTTGCCTATATCACCTTTGAATTTCTCCCATTTTGTTTTAACTTCTCCTGTTTCCCAATTAACTTCATTTACGTGTTCTTTTGCTTGACCTTTAGCTTCTGAAACAACCTTTTGGTGCATTTCATTAGCATTCTTAATAGTATTTGTCTTAGAGCGTTCAGCTTCTTTGATTAATGCGTCTGCTTCTTGTGCTGAAATAGACTTGTCTTCGTCTCGCATTTTAGTAATAGCGGCAACACGTTTCTTATAAGTCTCTTCTGCGTCTTTGATAGTTTCATCCTTCTGCTTATTAGAGTTCTTAACTACGTCTGCGGCTTGTTGTGCAGTAATTTGTGATGAATCACGTTTGAGAGTTTCTAAGATAACCTTCTGGTCACGCTCTGACTCAGACAAATATTGTACAGCCTTTTCTTTCATGCCTAATTGAATCTTTTCTATCTCTGCGGCTTCTTGTTGATTAATACCACGCTTTTCGTTAGATGCAGTTTGATAGATTTGATTAATCTTAGCTTGACCTTCTGTAATAGCTGTTTGTTCTTCTATTTGCTTCTGCTTAGTTGCTTCTAATATTTCAGCTTCACGAGTTGCTGAAAGAGCTTTAGACTCTTCGAAGTAAGTAGTCTGTTCTTCTAATTGAGTTTTATGTTTCTCTCTCATATTAGTTAAGATTGCTTCTGTCATTTGATTATTAGTTTCAATCAAACTAGTAGCCATTTCACCAGTGATAGTTTCACCAGACCATTTTAACTGTAGGAATGCATCTGTTGCTTTCTTATCTAAGTCCATATAAGCACCAACTGCTTTTGCAGTACCTTCACTTACATTATTAGACCAATCTTCTACTTCAAATGATGATTGTTGCATATGCTTATTCAATGCAAATAAGCCAATACCTACTGCGGCAATGGCGGCTATTGTTAAACCAATGGGTCCCGTTAATACTGTGAATGTAGTTCCTAATATACCTGCTGTAGCACTTGCTCCACCTAACATCCCAACTAATGAGCCAATAGCAGGCATGAAAGCCGCAAATGCACCAAGCAATGTACCGACTGCCACAACAACTGCAACTAATGTTCCTGCCAATTTAGGATTCTCTGCTACCCAGTCAGCAATAGAGGCTACTACTTCTGCGATATCTGCCAACACAGGAGCCATAGACTCTTTTACATCATTCATAGCTTCTGCTAATCTATAAGCAGGGTCTGCTTCAAGCGTTGATGTGTCGTCCTTCAACTTACCAGTCATTTCACCAGTAGTTTTCATGTGTTTGCCCATGTTTTGTAATGAGTCTGAAATCTTCTTGCCTTGCTCTTCCCAAAGTGTGCCGTAGAGTTTAACACCAATTTCATTGCGTTTAGTTTCGTCTTCTATCCCCATTAAGGCGGCATTCATTTCGACCAATGCTTTCGCCCCATCGTCTCCACCTTTGGCTACTGCTTGACCCCACTTCTCTAATGCTTCTGCTGAAATATTAGTACCCTCAAGAGATTCCTTCATGGCTTTGTCTACACCTTGACCAAATTCAGCCGCAACAATACGACCTTCCTTCAATCCATCCATGAGGATATCAATGTTCCATGTTCCTGTTTCTACACCTGCCGCCATAATAGCTTGAACTTCTTCTGCTGAGAATCCTGCCATTTTAAGTTGTGAGCCGTACTCAGAGATAATATCTAATTGCTCTGAGGGGAATCCAACTGATAGTAGTTGATTAGTTAAACCCAATGCTTCTTGTTGAGTAATACCAAGCTCTTTACCAATTTCATGTGATTCCTGAATTAGCTCCTTAAAGTCAACTTCTTTGTACGCTCTAGAAATCATAGAAGCACCTTTGATAATCTCCTGATTGGTTTCAACAGATGCATTCTTATTAAGTGTGAATTGTCGTCTAACACCTTCGTATGCGGCTTCTTCGTCACCTATTGCGGCAACTACACTATTGATTGAGCTACGTACAACTTCAACATCTCCACCTTTAATACCCATAGAAAGTTCTATGTCAGTATTAAGAGAAGACACGTCTAATGCTTCACCGATTATAGCCGCTAATCCACCACCTGCAACCAATCCGCCTGCAACTGCTGATAATTTATTACCGAATCCGTTTACTTCATCTCCTGCTTCTTTAGCTTCTTTAGAAACTTGTGCTAATTCCTTTTGGACTTGTTTAAGCCCTTTCTGGTCAACATTAGCAAGAGCATGTTTCATCTTCTCAAAGTCAGCACTAGAACCTAAAGCAGTTTTACCCATCTTCTCTAAGGCTTGTTCTAGTTGCTGTGAGCTTGCCTTACCTTCTTTAATAGCATTTGTCAACTTAGTTCCTAAAACGTCTGAGAAAGTATTTACAGAAGTTCCAGTAGCTTCAAAGAACGTCTTCATATTCTTTGTTGATTCAGCTAATGCATGATGTTCTGCACGAGTCTTATCTATTTGACCTTGATAGGATTTTAATCCTTGTTCGGTCATAACTAATTCACGTTGAAATGCTCTGTATTGTTCTTCGCCAATCTTGCCATTCTTAAATTGTTCTTCTACTTGTGATTGAGCCTTTTTCAATACATCTAATTTATCTGCTGTATTGGACACTTGCTTTTGTAGTAGTTGCTGTTTCTGTGCGTATAGTTCGGTAGAAGAAGGGTCAATTTTGGAGGCTTTCTCAACTTCTTTTAATTCTTTCTGGGTCTTTACAGCTTCTTTCTCGACATTCTGTAGAGCTTTATCTAGTCCCCTAGTGTCACCACCAATATCAAAAGTAATACCCTTGATTCCTTTACCTGCCATTAAATATATTTGCTCCTTTCTATAATTTGAATCATAGAAAATCACAAATGAATCTTCTATGTAATAAAAAAAGGGAACTACCAATATTGGCAATTCCCCAGTAGTTTTATATTTTCAATGCGTTTATATCTGCTTGAGTTGCTTTTCTTACTGTACCTTTACCATTATCATCTTTTGGATGTTTCATTTCAAAATACAACTCTATATGTTCTAATACCATACCTATAGACATTAAATCCATTTCACCAAAAGACAACTTAGATTCTTTAGCCATTAATAGATAGATAGCTGTAGAAGGGTCTTCATTTACTTCTTGCTTCGTGTTGGCTTTTTTTTAGGAGCAACTGAGAAGTTTGCTTGAATTAGTGGCAAGATTTCAGGGAAGATATCCATGATTGGAAAACCTTCATCGAATGAATCCAACCAAGCGTCCATATCTGGGATTTCTGGATTGCCTTTCTTTGCTAAACAGTAAACCATTTGATAGAACTCGATTGACTCGAACGCTATGCCTGCTGATTGAGACTTTTCTAAGTTCATGAAATCCTTTAAGAAATCTGCACCTGCGAACATTGAACGATACATTAAAGGTGTTTGTCCTGTAATCTTGAACACTACTTCTTTATCATTAATTGTAATAACTTTTTCTGCCATCGGGATTTATTCCTCTTTCTGTTGTCTATTAAGGTTGCACTGGTACGTCTACTGGCTCTACAACTGCCTTGAAGAAGTCATTGTACATTTCTTCTGGTGTAGCTTCACCTGTGTTCCAACGAATAGCTTTGTCGTTAAGTCGTGGTTTTGCTGTAAATGATAGCTCTTGACCTTCGATTTCGATCGATTCTGCAACTGTGTTAGCTGTTTGAGAAGGACGAGCGATAGAACAGTTGTAATATACAAAGCGTGTTGCTTGTTCGTCACCGTCTACTTCAAACATTAGAGCTACATCTTTAGGGCGAGCGTCAGAAGTTTCTAAGAAACCACCGTTTACCATTTTCTCACCTAATACTTCTGTACGTAGCTTGTCTGTAATCATTGCAATATTTAATGCACCTTCGTAGCCGTTGTTAGCAAAACGAGAGAAGTGGACACCGTTATCAGCATAGAATTTTCCTTCGTCACCAACTGGGTTAAGTGCTAATGAAACCGCACCTTCAACTCGCACTGGTGTATTATATTTGTAAGAACCATTTGTTTCACGTTCGTAAGTAGCGTAGTGAACGTTTGTTAAACCGAATACTACTGTATTTTTACCCATAGATTAAATAAACTCCGTTTCATTTTAATATTTGTATTGTATAGAATTTTTGATACAAGTCTTGAGCCGTAATAAACAGTTCATCTGTATCATAAAAGACGCTATTAGCATCTAATAAATCTTCTATCTTTTGTTCAAGTTTTAAATCCTTTTTATCTGTGTAAACTTCAATACGATAAGTTAAAACCTTTTTCCAAACTCTATTATCAGCACCGAAATTACCTGAAGTTTCTTCGAGATAAACCATAAATGGGGGTTGAGGAGCAGGAGAATTTTCATTGTGGATGAAATGACTGTAGGCTACTGGAACACCAACTTGTTGTAATAGCTTAGGTAATTCTTTAAGCGTAATCATAGGCTATTTAATTCCCTTTCAAAGTCTCTTATTGCTTGCTTCTCAATCTTTTCAATATGAGGGTGTGCAGGGGTTCTTAAGCCGTCTCTATTTACGTGACCATTCTCTAATAAATGCGTAAGTTGATAATTTGTAGCGTTGTGAATTGTATAGTTGTTGCCCACCTTTTTAACTCGCCAACCTTTAGCATAACTACCACTGCCTGCATAGTCTCCTGTTGGAGAACTAGCTTTAAGTTGTTGTACAGCTTGCTTAGATACTTTCTTAGCACTTGCTTCCACTTCTTCTGCTACATAGTTTGAAAATCTCTGTAACTCTTTTACAAGTTCTTTAGCAAAGTTATCTATACTCGTCATACAATCTTACCTACTTTACGCTGTGTATATAATTCAATGAATTCACCTTTATCATAGGAGCGATAGATTGAATATTTATTACCTTTGTAGATTAATGTATCTTCATTTTCATAATCAGCTAAACGAACCACGAATACATATTCAGGTTTTGTTCCTTGCTGTCCTGCGATAAAAAACTCATATCGTCCTACACTTTTTCTTTCACAGAATAATTCACGTTTATATTCAGTCTTGATTTCTTGCAACATTTCATCTTTTTCAATTGTGTAGCCAACTAGTTTGATAACTTCGTTATACATCATTTTGTGTATTCCTCACTTAATGTCAGATGTCTTTTGAGTGCTTCATATGATAGTTTGTACTTCTCGCTATCTGTGTTAGCTAAACCAAATTCAGATTTAGCATATAAAACAATTGAGCGAGTAATTAGCCTATCGTCTTCTGTTTTACTTGTTATGTTTACACCAGATAGTTCTAAATCCAATAAACATGCATCAATGATGTCTTGAACTTCACCATCGAACATTGTATTTTGAATTCGTAATGCGAATTTAACTTTTTCAAGCATTAAGCATCACTCGTTTTCTTAGCTCGTGTATTACGTTGAGAAGTTTTTTTTACTTCTTCTTTTGTTTCTTCTTCTGCTTCTTCTTTAGTTTTTTTATTCAATTGCTCTATATTAGAATGAGGAATAATTAAACCTAGAGAAGCTAAATATTGAATACGCTCATAATCTTCACAAACAAAATAATGACTAGGAATCATCATGTTCCCAGTCACCTTGTCTTTGAAGAATTTAGTTACTAAATGTTTCAATTATTGCATCTCCTTTTTGTTTTATTATTAAGCCTCTGGAACGATAGCAACAAATGCATCTTCTCGTGTAACTTTACCATCTAGGATAGTGTGTCCTAAGAACTCAGTTGTACGAGCTTTAAGATTTTTGTCTGTTTCTACAGAGATAGTCTTTTGTGTGTTTACAGCGTAACCAACAGATGGTTTACCGATAACAATAACACCATCTGGACAACCGCCATCAGTTTTTACAGGTAAACTAAATACACGTCCTACGCCTCCAGCTGTTTCATCTGAAATAAAGATGGGACGTCCCTTTTTGTCTAGAACGTTCGCAAGCTTATTCCAAATTGTTGCGTTATTAGCATAGAAACTTGCACCTTGTTGGAACTGCGAAGCAAGTCTAGCCATTGCCCCTGTTAATGTTTCATAAGAAATATCTCCGCTTGCCTGATATCTAACTGCTTGACCTGCTGTTTCTAATACTTTTACAACACCTTCTAATTCTTCATCTGTAGAAGCATCGCCGATAAATACAGATTGACCAACGAAAGCACCAATACGGTCAACTAATTCGCCTTTAAGGTATTCCATGAATGCAGGAATAGACATTGCTTCGATTTTGAATGATACTTCGATAAGTTTAGAAACTTCGATTCCTTTAAGAGTTACATGAGCCATTTCATTTTCTTCTCCTACTGTGTTTGCTTTCTCTTTGTAACCTTTAGCATCACCAGATTTGATAGCCTTGTGTTTTGGTAAATGAATGATCCCACGAATGTTAAGTTTCTTAGCATCACCGAAGAATGGATATTGCTCACCGATAAGACCGATGATTTCGTTCATTGTAGTCTCAGGGATGACAACACCGTTGTCTTCTGCATAAGTGACATTAGACAACTCTACTACTGACATTTTTGTTCCCATTACTGATTTAGCAAAAGCATTTACTAGTAATTCTTGTTTACTCATGTTTTGTAGTTCTCCGTTCTGCTCAATTGTTTGTACATTTGATAATCCTGACGCTGAGACAGATTTATTCTCTAGTTCTACTGTTCCTTGTTCTTTAAAGAATTTAAGTTTGCAAGTTCACGAGTAACACTCTCAAACTTTGTATCTAATGCTTTGATTTCATTTTGTTTAACTGTAGAGTCTTCGAAGTTACCTTTGTTAATTAAATCCTCTGCCTCTGTTACTAATGCATTGCGTTGTTCTAAATACGTTTCTTTTTTCATCTGTTAGTGAATCTCCTTTAGTTTAAGTAAATTTATTTGAGTCATATGTTTGACTTTTTCCGTATTGAATTTCTTTTCGTTCTTCATGTCATTAAATTTGTTAATAGCTTGTTGAGGTAACATTTCCGCATTATATGAAGCTACCAGTGACATAGGGTTGACTGCATTTTGCTTGTGTGCGCTCTTCTGGAACATAATAGAATCAGCGAATCCTAATTCAACAGCTCTCTCTGCGTTTAACCATGTTTCTTTGTCCATCATTGCTAGAATTTCTTCTTTGTTAATACCTGTCTTAAGGACATAGGCGTTTGCTAATGCATCTGTTGAACTTTTAAGGATGTCAATTGCTTGCTCCATGTCTCGAGAGTCTCCACTTTTAGTAACTGATACATTGTGAATCATCATTTGAGCAATAGGAGACATATATACTTCATCACCTGCCATAGCAACAATAGAGGCGCTAGAACCTGCAAATGAGTGAATCTCAATAGTAACCTTGCCTTGATATGTTCTAAGAGCTGTGTAAATCTCAGCGCCCGCAAAAATCGAACCACCTTGACTGTTTATGATTACCTTTACATCTTCTCCGTTTAGATGTTTTAATACATCATTAGGACATGTTGACTCAATTTCATAAAAATCATAGGCTTCTTTTTTGTCATTTAAAATAATTATTCCGTTAATATTAATCGTCTTCAAAATTAATTCTCACCCCTTTCTGAGTTTTAACTTATTCTATCTGTAGTTTTTCCTGTGTCTTTCCGAAGTAGGAACTCATCTCCATTGTCGTGTGGAGCATAGCCTAAAATGTCTCGAATCTCATTAGGATTTAGAATAGCTCTATCTGCTAATGCACCTAATGCGATTTTACTAGTCATACTTGCAAACATTAGATTCTTAGAAATGAATCGAATCTCGTTTCCATAGCTTATTTCTTTGCGTGTAAATAGCTTATAAGTGAATTCTTCTGATAGTTGAATTAAGATAGGCTCAATTGAAGATTCATAGAAAGCATTCCATTCATTTTCATCAAAAGAAGCGCTGACAATCTTCTCATTAGTACCAAAGTAATTATAGATACGCTTTGCATTTTCCTTTTGGAGTTCTTTATCAGGCATATATGATTTAGGCTCTACTCGTTCTGCATCCACTTTATTGTCAATACCTGCTGCCCCACCGTATTCACTATCAATATCTAGGAATGAATCTGTAAAACGTTTCGTTTGTTTCTTTACGTCATCTTCTGTTAAGTTTGCTTGATACTTTAGCAACCATTGAACTACATTTGAATTTTTGATTGCTTTGATGATTCCTTTATCGACTGAGTTTACAACTTGCATTAATGAAGCTAATGCCTCAACATTAGATGAACCGAACATATCGCTGTCGTTAAAATCTTGACGCAAATGAATAACATCCTTATAATTAAAAGTAGCAATCTGACCGTTCTTTTTGATTGTGAATCGTAGAAACGTATCGTTACTACTTGCTAAGACTTGTACATTAGTAGCAACGATAGGATACAATCCAATAGGATAGCCGTTATCATCACGATTGATAAAGATATAAGCGTTATTATTTAGTTCTAATTGTGTGACAGTCTTTTCTAATAGCTGTTGCATTCCCATGATAGGGTTAGGACGTTTTAGAAGCATCTTCATGTAGAAATCTGGATTGATTGCTGTGCTATCTCCTGATTTACGAACATGTTCTGCTGTAGTTTTTGCTACTGCTTTTGCTTTCGCTCTGATTACTGAGCGAATGATATCATTTTCATAGATATTACCGTCCCAATTAAAATAAGAGTCGTTTTCATCAGAAGTTAGCATTTTAACCTTCTGACTTTTTGTCGTTATGTCACTTTGTTTACTTTTACCGAAGCCAAGTAAATTCAAATTCTCACCTACTTTCTAAGTTATCTAATACGATTTGAATATTCATTCCTATTATTCTCTAATACTGTGAATGCATCTAACAAAGACGCTGTTCCGTCAATACGTTTCGATTTGTTTTCACCTTTGATTGGTTTAATATTATCGTTGTCATCGACTTTAGCGTGTGTATTATGTAAGCACCATTTAGTGATAGGGTTGTTGTTGTAGTTAACCCTCTTCTTCTTTAGCAAAGCTCCTAGATTATACATAGGAATGCTCAACGTTTGCGCTCCTTGAGCAATTGGAATCATTGTTGAGCGTCCAAACTCTTGTTCCATGTCTACAATCCACTGTGAAGACTCGTAACGGTCATATCCAATGTAATACATATGACACTTGTACTCTTCTTGAACCTCTTTAAACCAATCCAGAACGTCTGTAGGGTTGATAATATTACCCTCACATAATCGCATATGACCTTGTTGTACAAACATATCATAAGGCATGTTATCTTCTTTAATACGCTCGTCTAACCCATCCTCTGGAAGCCAATACATATGTTCAACATAAATCGTATCATCGTCAGGCATCATAAATAAGAAACAAGCCGCCGTTAAATCTGTTGTACGAGACATATCGACACCGCCAATTCCATATTTAGGTTTAAGCTGTTCAATATCAAACGTAGCTTCATTGTTTACTTGGTCATAAGTTAACCATGCAACATTTCCACTGTGTCGGATATTGAAATCCTTAGTCAATAAGTTTGGCATATTAACAGGATTGTTGATTGCTTTGTTGTAGCGCTTTCTAATGTAATCTAAACTCTTAACAGTCCCTAATGTTGGATTTGCTTTGTACCACATTTCCTCATCGTGAATCTCTTCTGAGCCATCTAATTCATAAATGATTGGTAATACGGATTCATCTGTATAAGAACCATCTGAATAACCATTGATTATATCTTCACACTCAGCGTACTTTAAATCATAAATACCATTACGGACATATCCTGCCGTTGTCATGATAAAGTTTAAAGGTTGTTTACGTGTAGACATAGAATCAACAATTACATCGTAAAGGTTTTTATCCTTCCAAGCGTGAATTTCATCCATGAATGAACCATGAGCGTTTAAACCATCAAGTGAGTTAGAATCAGAGGATAGAGGTTTATAAACACCTTCCCCCATTGGGTAGCGAACTTCACTAATACGACACTCTAAGCGTCTTAAAAGTACAGGAGACTTCTTAATCATCTTTACAGATTCGCCCCAAACGATTTTGGCGGCATCTTTCTTAGTCGATACTGCGTAAACCTCAGAACCACCTTCATTATCAGCAATCAATAGATAGTTTGCTATTCCTGAACCTAAAGTAGATTTACCTGCTTTACGTGGGATGATTAATACAAGCTCTTTAATCATTCTGTAGCCTGTCTCTTTATCAACCATTCCGAATGTAGCGCCTAATAATGCTTTTTGCCATAACTCAAGAATTACTGGCTTACCTGACCACTCACCTTTTGAGTGTTTACAGAAGTTTTCTACAAACTCGATAGCTTTGTTAGCTTTCTTTGCATCATATTCATAACGACTTTTAGGGTCATTTATTTTACGTACTAATTCTTTATATACTTTTTTAACCTTATCACTTACTAGTATTTCGCCTGATTCAATCTTTTCATAGTATTCTATTACTGGATTGTAACTTAGTGGATACCTGATTTTGATAGGTTCATTCTTTTTCTTAGCCATAGATTAGTTTCCTCGATTCCATTCATCGAAGCCATCATCTTTAATAACATTGGCTTTAGTGCCTAATACTTCAATAATCTGTTTCATAGTTGTTTTGTAATCTTTAACAGTTGTAGCGTAAAACTTCGCTGTTGGACGCTCTCTCTCATAAGCTCCTGAGCCATCTGGATTTTGTGTAAACATTTCTACATAACCATTTTCAAGTAAGTCACGCTCAAACTCTTCACATTGTATTTTGAGAAATGATGCACGTTCAACTAAGCCTTCAACTGCCTCTAGTTTGTTATCATCTACTTCTGCCGCTTTTAAAATACGCTTAAGTCGATTCTTCTCTGCTGTAATACGTTCTGTTTTCGTCTTTTTTTTCTTAACTGCCAATGCTACTGTCTCCTTTCGTTTGATATGGCTTGCATTCGACTATTCTTGTCTAAAATGATGGGGAGGGGGTCTAAAAAATGGACATGTGTTGCACAAAGAAGACTCTCATCGGTCTCTAGACAACTTCTAAAAAACTTTTTGAAGGGGGGATTTATTCTTCCCAAATTTATTCTCCAATTTTATTCTTATAATTCTATTTTTAATTTGAAATTATTTATATTAATCATTAATAAACAATTCATTTTACTTTCTAATTTTAAATCTTAATTTTATTCAAAAGAAAAGATAGGCAACCATACATACAGTCACCTACCTTCATCAAACTTTTAAACAATATAAAACTTAAAACTAATTCAACTTAGTTACTACTATTATTATTTAGTCTATCTCACTCAAAGGAACATACTCACCTTTAAAGTTAAAGCCATATCCTTCTTGTGTGCTACTCTTATCTGTCTTGCTAAACGTTTTACGATTATGATGGGACAAGCAAAGGAACTGGAAGTTATCAGGATTCAATGTGATATTAGTGTCGTTGATATTGTCAATATTAATCTCGATAATATGGTCTAAGATATATCCTCGTTCATATAATCCCTGCTTTAAACAATGTTCACACAATCCTGCAATCTCTGGACTTTCAATATAATTCTTTCGTACTCTCTTCCACTTTGCACTATTGTAGAATCGTTTAGCTTCTACTGTATGTTCTCTTACCACATTCCATCCACCTTTATTTGTTTTTAAAATAAAAAAGCATTCAATTAAGAACGCTTTATAAATCAGGGTATAGTGTTGAATTGTAAAACTTTTTATCTTTCTCAAAATATCGATTGTACTTATTAAAATAAACCTCGAAATCTTCGACCACTTTATATTTAGTATAAAGATTAATTATTGTTTTTTCATATGTAGTTAAATTCGAAAAAAAGATTCTAAAATAATTATCTTTTTCATCCCCATTTATATTACTACCTTCTAGAAAATCTATTACAGATATAATACTTTCAAAATAATGATGGAAAGGAAATTTGAAATTATAATCTACTATATAGATAGCATTAACTTTATATTCTTCATCATTAAGAAATTGCTTCTGTATTCTATTAATAAAATTATCATTATTGAATCTGATCAAATAATTTTCTAATTCTTCATAATTAAATTTAAAAACATAGAAAACTGCCATATCTCCTTTTTCCCTCATAATTTCATCATTTCTTGAACCATTGAGGTGCTTTTTTGCAAGACGCACAAAAGTTTGAACATCATACTCTGAATCTATTTCAGAGGTACCATAATTAACTTTATTATAAAAATTAATAAAATCTGATCCTAGTTCAGCTAAGGAATCTTGTTCTCTAAATAGCATCTTTTTTAAACACGATATTAAAGATTCTTTTTTGTAGTAATTTTCGATAGCTTCATAAATATTTATAAACACATCTTTATCATTTACAGTCGTACCATATAAAGTTAAACCTTTTACTAAATTATTATGCATATTAATCATATTAAAAAATGTCGTCTCAAATTGTTGTTTTAGCATTGTATCATTAGTTATTCTATATTGTTCATTTGCTTTAGCTAGTTCTTCTCTTGTCATTTGCAGTTCTTCTCGTTGCAATCCTAGTTCCTTTCTCTGCATTACAATAGTAGAGATTAAAAACAAAATACTGGCTAACGATAAAAATCCAACTGTTGAACCACCTAAAAAATCTCCGACAGTTCCTAATTTAGCAAACGAATCAAATGATAAACTAGATTTTGAAAAAAAGAAAATTGCTATCGGGATTAATATGGCAAAACATATAGTAATTATTCCTCCAATAATCCATTTATTTTCATTTTCCTTAATCCACTCTTTAAATGGTTTTTTTTCACTTGACATACATAACACTTCCTATCTACCTACAATTGTAAGTGAATATGGAGAAAATGTCATTAACGTATAAATAATCAGTCATGTTATTCTCTTCTCAAATAACAGACAATCAACCTAATTTCATCAAGATCGTCATTACCCATTACCAACTCAAACATTTGGTATGTCGCTTCGATAAAATTATCTCCTTGCCAATTCCCTTGTTAGTTATTTTGATTCAACATACGCTACAATTTTATCCTCTGATTCTTTCGGTATGTCTACTTTGTTATTGAAATACTGACTAATCCAACTTTTCGAGCAACCTAGTAATTCTGCTAAGTCCTTCGCTTTAATCTTCTTTAGTCTCATTTCCATCAATAGCTGGCATCTTTCTTTATATGTTTTCATATAATCTCCATTCATGTTTTATTCTTGGTGTTACTACTTCCTTAGTTGCTTAAAAGAACAGTCCCAGTGTCTAGGTGCTGTCCAAATCAAAAAACAAGAACATAGGAGGAATATAATATGCCAAAAAGGAAAAGACCTGAATGTCTCTATCCTTGTAGTGACATATTATTGTTCGTTATCTCCTTAGATATTAAGCATTTCCGACTAATCAATTAAGCCAATGTTCTACTATTTTTGCTCAAAAACTGATAAAAACTTTTTCGGCTCAGATTGATATACAGCATTCATAATTTGAATTTGATTGTCTTCAATAGTATTTGATTCAAATAGATGATACATAATAGAAAAAATCGTAGTAGTTTTGATTGTGCGTTTCTTCATAGAGCTTTTAATTATGTTCCCACTAAGCACAATTTTCTTAGCGATTATTCCCCTATCTTCTGAATTAGCTTTTAATAGAGAAGTTCTATAGTGTTTCATTTTATCTGTGTAAGTGTCAACCAATGAGATAATTTCATTTTCTTGTTTATTGTTAGCATTGCGAACGTGGAAAATCTCACCTGTTTCAATATCAAAAGGCATTACTAATTCGAACATATTAATTACATCAGATGATTTTAGTTCTTTAGCCCGTCTGATTTTAGTAGTTAGTTCTTCTGCTGTTTCACGATTACGAACGTCATAGATGTCAACTACATAATCCATTGCAGTTTTATAGCTAGTGTATTTACGTTTGTGATTCCTTCCGTTGTTCATGAAGCTAGGGAAAAGATTCTTACCCTCATCATCTTGTTTCATTCGAGATTTAACTAGCAAAGATAGTCGAACAAGCTCTTTCTCCGCATCAATGTCATAGGCTTTTTTAGCGCCATCAATAGCGATTGTAGATAATACTGATATGATTTCAACGACTTCTTTCATCTCTTTGTATAACGCTGTATGACCGTTAAGCTTTGCATCATACATAACCGATTGAGCGGTTTGTCCTACGTTCACAACCATTCCGATAAGCTCCGAAGCGATTGTTTTGTCAACTTTAGCACGATTTAGGCTATCTAATACATAGCGGTTAGAAGTAGCTGAAACACCATTCAAACAAACTTTAGCGTCATTATTACGAGCAACTTCTACAATTGTTTTATTATTCGTGATTAACATTGTATCTGAATCATAGTCACAACCAGACAAGATATCTTGAACAGGAAATTCAATGGCATTTACAGCGACAATGTTTTTTGTGAAATTAAAGTATTTGTCAATAAGAGGTTTTTTAGTGTTGATTGCATATAGTAGGTTATTAGCAGATGTGTGAGGATTACGGAAGCATACAACTTCTTCACCATTTTTAAAGTTCTTATTATAAATTTGATTGCCGTTCATGTGGTGTGTATTCTTGTCGTTTACGTCAAACTTTCCTATTGCAGAGAATAAGAATTCTATCGGATTACCAATTAGTACAGCGTAGTCACCAGTGATACGTATTTTACCTTGTTTCATATGTGCTACGTATTTATTAATAGTCTTTCTTTTGAATGTATTAAATAGCTCAGTCTTAGCAATATCATTGTTATAATAGAATAAGTTTGCTAACATCTCATTGCTGTTTGTCATTGTTGCAGTATCTAATAGATGTTGTGCAAATGCTTCATCATCATTTTTGATTGTGTTAATATAGTCAACTTCGAATTTTGATAATTCTTGAACCCCCTTAATATCTAAGTCTAATGAATTAACCATTTGATATGACATTTGTTGAAGTGGCATTCCATTTTTATCATTTCCTAGCTTAGTTGAGGATTCAGACTTACATACACCGAAGGTATTCTTTTCTGCTTTAATTATTTTCTTCCAATGGTTGTACATATCTTTATCAGTGCCTACGAATCTGCTGAACTTAAACACTTTTAAGCTTGAAGGTGTGATAATCATATGTATATCTTTAACTTTAACTTTGTTACCTAGCATATCTTTAATAGTAGCAGTCTCATACTCTGAGCCGAATTGGTCTCTCATGAAATCAACTACATTTGTATTGAACACACATGATTTAAAGAAGTGTTGACGCAATAGCATCATTCCTTGACCATTGAAATATTGAGAGTCTAATAGTCCAGAACCATCAAACAAACTGTTAGAGATTGTTGCGTTCTCATTTGCTTGAGATTTAAGTTTGACTCTACCGTCTACAGCGTCTTTAACAATTTCAATTGCAGACATGTTAAATACTGAATCAACATCATCAATCAATAGAATGTGTTTAGGGTTAATCTTGATTGTGCCTTTAAGTGAAGATGTAACTAGTGACTCATAAGCAGACAATGAAGCTATGTCAATTTCTTCACCGTTTTCAAAGTTGATACCCATTCTTGACCAATTAGTTATTTCTTTTGCTATATCTTCACGAATGAATAAGCATGAGCCTATACGAGACTTAGCAGAAGAACGTTTATATACAACGTAATTAACTTTTTCACCTTTGTAGTTAGTTAATGTAAAACCATTGACGTATAATTCATTACGTAATTCTTGTAGTGATAAAGTAGTTTCCCAAGCATCTTTATTAGCTTCGATTAATTGAGCGATTTCTTCATTGCGTGTATCAAGTTTTTCATTCAGTACTGCTAATCGTTCTTCAAAGTCTGGTTTCTCACCATGTTCATTTGTAAATGACTCTAGTGTACGAGCTTGAGAATCTTCAACTTTCTTTAAGACCGTCTTAACGTTACTTACTTTGCTTTTAAACTTAACATTGATAATATCGTCTGTATGGAATTTACGGATTGTCTTCATTGTCCGCCTATCTAACTCTTGAATATCAACTTTATCATTTTTACGGTTTGCAAATTCATTTATCCCCAGTTCTCGTAGCTTAATAAGTTCTAATGAATACGGAATGAAGCCGTCATACTTTGGTGTTAATGAAGCTCCTCTGTTCATATGCTCCCAAATGATTGACGCTTCTACTGATTGGATGAATGCACCTTCTGTTGATTTGTTTAAGTTTGCTTTCATAGTAGCTGTTCCCCCTTTTTTAGTTGATTTTATATGTTGTTTTTTAATAGTCTGTGTGCTATATTGAATATAGAAATTTGGATAAATAGTTTTCTGAGCATATTTCCAAATAAGTTTATAGTTGGTTTTATGTTTACTTTTACAGCAAGCAATATTGTTTGTTGAGAAGAACCAAAAATTCTAGTTCACTTCCAGAAAGTTCGTTTCGTACTACCCCTATATTCCTTACCTCTTAGTTTTCTTCTATTACTCAATACTTTTACTTTTATAATCAGTATTCTCCTAATTTATTATCAGAATGGTAGTTCACCTAAATTGATTTCTGCACGTTTTTTCCGTGGGTCTGTTGCTGATTTAACTAGCGTTTCTGCTACTTCATTCATTTTCATTTGTTGTATTTCATCTAGTGCAGTATTTTTAACACCTTTTACCTCAACCACTAATTGGCTATACTCATTTAGCTCCCCAATGGCTTCTAGTTTTTTTTCTAAAATATAATCTTCTTTTGATTTAGTTGGCATCAAGTCGTACTCTTTCTTAGTTTCCTTACCAAACTCTTGGATTTCACTTACTATAGTTATAGTAGGTGCTATACGGTCTGCTATGTCATCGCCTAATACAAAGTAGTCTTGATTTCTTTCCATTCTTATTAGTCCGTAATCATGTAGTGAACGCATGATGCCATATACCGAACTACGTGGTATATTCAACTTGCTCGCTACTGTTCTATGTCCAACACGATACTCTTCGTTTTTATCTTCAAAGTAATCGTATTGACTTTTTAGGAATGAATAAACATAGAATGCTTTATCACCTAGACAAGCATGATTCATACAAAAAGCAAACACCTCAAAAGGTATGTTTGTAAAGTTTGTGCCTTTATAGAATGTTCCTTGATTATCTTCTTCTAGTGTATTACTGTGAAATGCTAATACAGGTTTTTTAGAAGTGTATCTATTTGTCAATCCCATTGGTTCACGATAATACATATGTACGTGTTCTTTTAGGTCTGCATGTAGCTCTAGTACATTCGTAAATAATGGTAAGTCTGTATCTTCATCAGTTTCAAATGCTACTGGCAATTCGAATAATCCGATAGTCTCAGTCAAGTGATACTGGTCAAATAAGCCATTTTTCTTTATAAAAATATCAACAGTTTTATTACTAGCTGAACCTAGAATTCTTTTTACATCTTTAACGCTTGGAGCGTAGTGTGAATATTTGCACCACCTATACAAGTAGGTCATGAAGTAGATATAAGAGTAAGCTGTAGAAACAGTCTTCCAAGTCTTAATCTCTTTTTCATGTGTCTTATAAATAGTTGGCAACATCTCAAAATATTCATTAGAAACGCATACTGGGCTTTCTTGTTCAGCGTGTTTAAGTTGTTCTAACAATTGGTCGTAGTTGCTTGAATTGAATTGAGTGTTTTCTGTCATAATTGAGTTCCCCTTGAGTTAGTTAGAATACTTTTTCTTTAGTTGAGTTAATTCTGTTACTGCGTTCATAAGTTCTACTGTGCATTTGAATACGAACACTGTTTTATTGGGATTGTTCACATCTTTCTCAACGCTGTATTTTTGGTTTGTAATAAACCCTAGAGCATTCGCCATATATTTGTTACGTACTGCGTATCTTTCTGTCAACATAGTCGCATTATCCTTTTCTTAATTGAATTGATTCCTCCTAAAACACACCACACCAAAAAGAACCTCAGTTCATCTAAATGCTCTTATTAATTTATTAAGTTAAAAATAAAAGAGAAGTTGCAAGACTAGGAGGAGGAAGAACTAGCCTTGCGAATAATGAGTGTGAAATTAACTTAGGAACACTATCCAATGATGTACACCGCTGTTTTACGGTCTTCCTCACCAAAGATATGATAGAGGAAAAAGTAACGTAATCCTGCTTCGTTTCATATTGTGTTATGAGTTTCAGTTCTATTAAACTTTTCCCTATCCATATAGTGACGTATTTTGTGAGTCTATTGCTTGATATACAAGGGGTTAAGTGTTTAGCGTTCGACATTTTATGTTCATTTTTTAATATTTAAAGTCCTCTCCTACTAACCTTCCACTATGCAACCATTTCCATCGTCTATAATTTCAGCTTTGTGTCTACCTTCCCTTCTGTCGAAATGTTAGCGTATCACATTAAAAATTCTAAAAGGTTACGTATACGGACAATTATAATACTACCTAAATTACTAGTACTATATTATTACTATTTTTATATTTTATTTTTTATGTTTTAGGTTATTTTATAACTGTCCGTATACGTAACCTTTTACATTTGTGTTGTATTAGTAAGATTGTTAATACTGTCCCTATGAGCAACCTTTTGCATAGACACAAGAGGAATCACTGCTATAATGCTTGTGCATCTACGAATAAATCTGATATGCAAACTCTTTTTTCGATAAACCCTAAACTATTAAGCGTCACAAGGTTCTCCACAGCTATTTGAATGTCTTGTGGTAGTTTTACTATTTCTCCTAGTCTAGAGTGCTTCACGAATATGTTGCCCTTCTCAGAAACCAAGTTACGTATTGACATGAACAATGTTTCGTCTAATGTTAATTTCAATTTGTTAATAAAATAAGATGCTACCACATTTTGTAATTCATTTAGATTGTTTAAGTTCGCTTTCATTCTATTCACCTCTATGTACATTATGACTTATTAAATAAGTCTATAATCAAAATAGCATAGACTCATTTTATTAGTCAACACTTTGTATGCGTTTTGTGTTGTATGGTATACTTCCCTGTGGAGGTGTTAATAAATGGTTGTTAAATCAAATTTAAAATACATATTGGATTCACAAGGTCTCTCTATTCGTGAGTTGGAAAGATTAACTGGGATATCGTTCGAAACGCTCAGAAGAATTGCTACGAATACAGCAACACGATACTCTGCTGATACATTAGATAAGTTATGCGAGGTATTGGATTGTGAAATATCAGATATATTGGTAAGAGAAAAAGGCTCGGATAATTAAATCCGAACCTTTTTTAAAGATGTATTCATATAAATTGTTGCTTCTAGTTTACTATCTTCTTCTACTAAAGCACTTCGATACCATAAGTACATTCTTTCGCATGCTTTAAACTCCGTTACTCAAAATCTCACTTCAAATTTCATAAAGAGAAATATAAAAGGTGCAAACAATGCATCCTTATTCAAAATATTGTCTAACTAAAAAGGAAGCTCAACATAGTCTAGTTCTACTTGTGTAATTATTCCTTTTACATCATCTGATAACATGCGTAACTGATCCAATTTTGATAGAGGTAACATGTATGTTTTTGGATTCCCCTCACTTGTATATTCAGCTACTCCTAATAAACCTCTTTCTACTAAATTCATTAGTGCCTTATCATAATTATCGGACAAAACTTCTTTTACGTATCCCTTTATTTGCCATTCCTTTATTTGAGCTAAAGTATGTTCCGATTTCAACCTACTACCCAAATAACGTTCTTCTGTATCCATTATAAATTTTATCAGCAATAATTCGCTGTCTGTTAAAACACCAGAAAGTATCATACTTTCTATAGATAACAGCTCCTCATTTTTTATATCTCCTGTAGACAGTGGACCAAATGAAACTGAGCTTTCTTGAGAAATATTAGTGACATCACTAGATTTTCTTTTGTAATCTGTCACTTTCGTGTATAAGTGTTCAACAATTTTTGTTATGTCGTATTTATAGTATAGCCCTTTAGCTTGATATTCCTTTTTGTAGGCTTGTACTCTCTGGATTTCAGAAAAGTCTTCATCCATTGTGATGTGCTTATCAACAAAATAAAGCATAATCTCCTTCTCTTGCTGGATAAATAAATCAATTTCTTCAAGAGTACCAGATGGATGACTAGCAGTTGCTGACCCTAGTTTTTTCCAAAACACACCAATCAAAAGGTCACACTTACTTACTAACTTTTCATTTAATATTTGTTGTGGGTCTTCTCCTCTATAAGTAGGAGCTACATTTTCCCACCTTGCAGGAAGTAATACCACTTGCATATTTTCTGAATAAACTGTGTTCCATTTAAAAATAGCTTGTTCAATTTCATCTCTTTCTTGTGATACATCAGAAGGCGATGCAATTAAAACACGTAACACTTCGGCTTTAAATCCCATTTTGTTGTTCTACCTCTTTCTATACATCAATAATATAAAATTATACTACATTAGTAAAAAATTCAATATTATTTATAAAATAGACTGATTGCTTGCACTTGTAAGGTCGAGTTCAAAATTCCTTCTTCAATTAACCTGCTTCGAACTTATTGGGTTTTTCAGATATTATTTTAATATTTACTTTATCTCTTTAAAAACTATGTTATTATACAATCCGTACATCTCCTAATTGTTTAATGTACTAAATTTTATATTACTACTTTCTGGTTGAAGGGGGCATATTGTTTGGGTTTAGAAAAAGTTCAGTTCCCATACACTTATTTACATTTACAGCGACATTTTTTATTAGAAGGCGATACTAAAATTAATACTTGGAAGAACTTCCTCATCGTTGCTATTCCTATATTTGCATTTATTTTTAATTTCTTACGCATCAAGGACGGTTTTAGCAATTCTAGCTACTCTAAATTGGCTTCTTCCGAATTTGATTATAAAAAATTGGCTTCTTCTGAATATGTTTATGAAAATTTAGGTGATATTTCTTTTATACCGTATCTATTAGTTGGTTTTATCTTTACTTTCTTAATGAGTTTAGGAGTGCATTTTTTAGCTTATTATAGGATTTTGAGATCACGTGATGAAACATCATTATCTACTGAAGCAATTTTCAAAACTGTATTCGATAATTTCAATAAAAGGGATATCTTAAAAATATTCATATCTCCTGATTTAGCTATGGCACAATACTGTAAAAATCTTATTGTTAACGACATAAAATCTATCGAATTTAATACCAGTGATACAGATATATATTTAGATAGGGAACATAGACTATCAAGTTATCATTGGAGCTTAATAAGAATCGAAAAAAAAGCTTTTATAGAATTCTCTAATTGGCTTAATATTATTCTTACTACCATTTTATTTGTAGTTACTTATTTTATTTTTGATATAGCAACCTATTGGATTCTAGCAATAATTATTTATCGAATACTATCTAGAGGAACGGAGATTGTAGTGGCATTTTATTATGACGTTGTACAGGTCAATTCAAAACAATTTTATCTAGGAAAAGATGAAGAATATATTAATGGTTTTACATCTTCTCTTATTAGACAGAGTGGTCGTTTATCTCTAGCAATCCATAGTTTAATTGAAATGATTTTTATTTTTGCAATTGCTTATTTCGTTTATTTTCAAGTTATAACATCATTATCACTTACTACTGATTTTGTAACATGTACAATTTCTGATAATTGTATAATCAAAAAAGAAGATGCACCAACACTTTTTGAAACTCTACTTATGAGTTCTACACTAGGAGTTTTTAATATTTCCTATGGAGTTTTCCCTAATATCCTGCTCGCTATATTACATGCATTTCAAATCTTGATAAGTGGTGTACTGATCTTACTCTCTGTAGCACAATACTTAGGTGCAGACAAAACTTTAAATATATCTGACGAAAAGTTTTACAATGAAATAGCAAACCTTGATAGCCTTAAGGAAAATGGAACCAACAGTCTATATGAATTAAATAATATATTTACAACATATATAAAAATGACCGAAATTAAATATAAGATAAATATTGGTGATAATCTTAAAAAAAATATTCAATACATAGATTCCAATATTTATAGTAGACATTAAGAATACTATCCCCCAACATGAAGCCAGAATTGAGGAAAATGGCTTGGTGCAAAAATGACTGCCTACGTTTCAGAAACTAAATTAATAGAATCTAAAACATAGACAGTCATTACATTTTCATGAATCCTTCATTTGAGGTATCCGTATTGTATGCCCCTGTTAATGCGTTCTTTCGAACAATACATATAGTTTCTACTTCTGCCCCGAAACGTTTTGTAATCCGTCTACATGCCTTCTGCTTGTATCGTAAATGCTTATTCTACTATTATGAGAAACTCAACAACAATTACAATGTACTATGTATTCTGCATGACCGTAGCCATTCAGACCTTCCACTCCTAGCCGTTATTGGTCGCTAACACCATTCAGATACCAAAGCCAACAAGGAAGCTCCTAGTGGTATCCTAGACTTAATTATTGCGGCGGCTAATTCATAACCTTTCCAGTTTAGTTTCGATTGGTGTTATTGGGCAACCACCAAAGAGCTACTATTATCTAAAAAAGACAATAGGAAACTAGACCTTTGCATTTTATCTTTTTTTCAGGTAAAATGAAGGCTATAAATGCTCATATTTAGTTGTATTTGTGTGTGGCTAAATGAGTTGGGAGTTAGCTATTTGCCGTAGCTGACTCTCTTTTTTATTGCTTAAAACTCGAAATTGTTTAATGGATTGTGCTTGTCATTCTCCTGTTTTAAGTGACTACCCCATAAATTTACATAACGTTGAGTCGTTGTTATATTTTCATGTCGCATTAACTTCATTATCGTAAAACTGTTTACATTTGATTGGACAAGATTCCTGCAAAAAGTGTGCCTAAACGTATGTGGGCTAACTCGCACATCTTTAAAATTCATTTTCTCTTTTAATTCACGAAACACGTAGTCAATCGTATTAATTGTGAATGGTTCATTTTTATTAGTAACAAACAAATACTCACTTTCATTTTTTAAGAAATTTGATGAAAATGTCTTGAATGCTAGTAGCTCTCTCGTTAATTTATCTGTTAAAAATACCGTTTCATATTTTCTACTCTTACCATGTACTTGTAACGTTTGATTTTTAAAATCTACATCATCCCACTTCAACATTAATAGTTCCTTCCTACGAATGCCTGTCCCTAGAAGTACCAAAATAATCAAATAGTTACGGTAACTGCTATATGATTGATGCCTCTTTTTCTGTGTCCGATAGAACGCTAACATTTGGTTAATTTGTTGGTCTGTAAAAGTATCAATCTTCACATCTACTTTTTGAGTTTTTATCTTCTTCCCAATGTTTTCATCAACATACCCCTCTTCAACGCAATAATTTAAAAAAGCTTTAGCACGTAAAATAATTGTGTTGATTGTATTTGGTTTCCTGTTTTTTTGCTGTGCCATCATTAAATATTTTTTAAGATGACTTCGTCTCACATCCTCAACATTAACTGCTCCTTCTTCAATGCAATAGTCAATGAAAGGCTTAATCATGTATTTATAACTTCTGATATTTGACTCAGTTGTGTTATTAAATCGTCTATCCGATATAAAATCATCAAACGCAAACTTTAAAAGCAT